TTTGCCTCTGGCTGGTGAATACATAACTAAGGATTCTCACGGGATGATACCGGTACACCCTAACTGCCGTTGTGTATTTTTACCAGTAATTTAAGGGTAATTAGGTGCGTATGGCTTCCAGTAGTGTAACAATAAAATCCTATCGTAAAGAAAGAGAAAAGGAAATTCTTGACGGCTTACAAAAAGGGCTAGAAAAAGTTGGTCTAATTGTAGAACGCCAAGCCAAGATAAATGTTACTTCGCCTATGCCATCTGGTAAATCTCATTCCTATGTAGATACAAACAGGTTAGCTAACTCAGTATCACATGAAGTTGGGCAAGGTGAAGTGGTGATAGGTTCTAATGTTAAGTATGGCAAATACCTAGAACACGGAACGTCACGTATGCCCCCTTATCCCTGGCTCTTCCCTGCTGTTGAGTCCGAAAAGTCAAAAATTATAGAAGCCTTAAAAGGACACGAATTTACAATAGAATAAACCTCTTGGAGGTAAAAATGGAAGCGATTTACAAGATTATAGAAGATTGCGAGGTTAAGAAAGTAGGTGAACGCCAATATGAGTTTACCGCTTCTACCTCAACTCAGGATAGAGATGGAGAAGTTATAAATGCCGAAGGTTGGGACTTAAAGAACTTCAAGAAGAATCCGGTTATAATGTATGCCCACGACTATCGTTCCCTACCCATAGGCAAGGCTTCAAGGGTGTGGTTACACAACGGGACATTAAAAAACACGGTAGAATTTCCACCTGAAGGCACTTATGAATTTGCTGATATTGTAGAGAGGTTAGTTGATACGGGTTATTTGAAAACTGAATCGGTAGGGTTTATTCCTAAGAAATGGGAAGATGGTGATGGTGAGAAGGCACCTAGACGGACTTATACCAAGCAGGAACTTTTAGAAATCTCAATAGTTCCTGTTCCTTCTAATCCTGATGCTTTAAGAAATGCTGTTGAAGATGGAATTATTACGACTAAGCAGTTTGAAGCTATCACTAAACCAGAAGAACCAGAGATAGAAGAAGCAGGGGAAGCTATAACGAAACCAGAAGAAACAGATGAATTTATTAGAATCCCAGTTAGAGATTGCCGGGTTACTGCGACAATAGACATTTCAAAGAAAGAGGGAATATCGGCTTTATATTGTGGTAAAGAAAAGCAGGTTAGGACATACCTCTTCCGTAAGGATAAAGGGTGGGATATGGCTAAAGCCAAAGCGTGGGTAAAAGAACACGAGGGTAAATCAGCCAATGAAATCTCTCAAGAACAAATCATAGACGAAATAGATTATCTTAAAACCATTATAGAAAAAGAGGGGCTTTCAGAAGAAGGAAAGGAATCATTTGAAGATTTAATGCGTGTGTCAGGCTACGACAAGCCTGTTAATATAGAGACTCATGTACCAGAAGTACAAAGAGATATTCCTGCGCCTGTAAAGACGGAGGAATCACTTACTACACAAGACATACTTGAATCAATAAAACGTATTGGAGGTAAATAAACAATGCTAACGGATGAACAAAAGAAAGAACTGGATAGCGATATACAGAAAATTGTAGATGAACGTGTCCAGAAACAAGTCGAGGAGGAATTAGCTAAACAGATTGTGAAGCGGTTTTCTCCTGGCGAAATAATGGTAACTAGAGACGCCGGCGACCAGCCATTTGCATCATTGGGCGAACAGCTGATGGCTGTAAAAATGGCAGAGATTTCGAAAGGTAGGATCATGGATACTAGGCTGAAAGCCCCTACTGGTTTAAGTGAGGGTATTCCTGCTGATGGTGGTTTCCTTGTGCAGACTGACTTTGCACAGATGCTGCTAGAAAAGACATTTGCAGCCAGCGACATAATCAACAGAGTATTCAGACTGCCAATTAGCGCTGGTTCTAATTCAATCAAAATACCGGCGGTAGCCGATGATTCACGGGCTGATGGTTCAAGGTTTGGTGGCATACGGGCTTACTGGATAGGTGAGGGTGTCACTAAAACCCCTTCTTATCCATCGTTCAAGCAGGTAGCTCTTGAGCTAAAGAAACTGATTGGCTATACCACTACCACTGATGAACTCCTGGAGGATGCCCCCGCACTGGGTGCGTGGATTCAGAGGGCATTCGCTTCAGAGTTTGACTTCAAAATTGCTGATGCCATAATCAATGGTGATGGCGCCGGCAAACCACTGGGAATCCTTAATGCCCCTTGTCTGGTAACTGTCACGGCTGAGACCGGGCAGGGTGCTACGACTCTCGTGGCTGAAAACATCATCAAAATGTGGGCGTCAAGATTCGGTCCCAACTCTGGCAGTTATGTCTGGCTGATTAATCAGAATATTGAACCACAGCTTTACACGATGGCTTTAGCGGTAGGTACTGGGGGTATCCCTGTCTATATGCCTGCTGGCGGGCTGAGCGGATTGCCTTACGGAACTCTGTTCGGCAGACCAGTAATCCCCTGTGAACAATGCGCCACTCTTGGCACGGCTGGGGACATAATCCTAGCTGACCTTTCGCAATATGTAATGATTGACAAAGGCGGAGTACAATCTGCCTCCTCAATACACGTCAACTTCACTACTGACCAGACTGCGTTTAGGTTCGTTTACCGGTGTGACGGACAGCCGCTTTGGTCTAACTACCTGACCCCGTATAAGGGCAGCACTTCTTACCAGAGTCCCTTCATCGTTCTCAACTCGACACGCACCTAAATAAACAATCGGGGAGGGTAATTCAGCAGTAATGCTGAGTAGCTTCGGCTTTCAATTCCCTCCCCCCGCTAACTAAATAATTTAAGGAGTAAAAAATAATGGGTAAAATGAATGTTGCACAGAATATACATATTGTACCAATCTATGCTACTACTGACGCTTCGGCATCCGTTGATTTCCCGCACGTCAATATGAAACTCTATGAAAAAGTTGAGTTCCTTCTATACATCGGGAATATCACAGGTGATACCATGACCATCACGGCTACTCAGTCAGCGGTTACAGCAGGCACAACGGAAACAGCTATCGCTGCCAGGTATCGCTTAACAGCTGCTGCGGGTACAGATACAATGGGGGCTACTACAACTCTAGCAACTACCGGACTTGCTTTGGTCAATGGTACTCATGACTTATTGACCATGATAGTGGATATTGATTCGTCTGACATGACTACTGAAAGCACGCCTTATGTAGGCTTGAAAGCCACTATGTCATCTTCTGGACAAGCGGTATTTACGGTATTCGCTCTCTGCTGGCCAAAGTACCCCAAAGAGACCAACGATAGCGCTTTAACTTAAATATGACAATCCCTAAACGAGACAAGAAGAAGAGGCGGGTGGTGAAAGCCACCGCCTCCCCCCCCGTTGACATGATGGTTAAGAATGACGACATCTGCAGGTGGTGTGGTCGCAGGTTGTTAGATGTCAGGTGCCAATGCGGGTATGTAAGGCCACGAAATAAATAGTCTTGGAATAATCTAGACCTTTAGGAGGAAATAAAATGGCAACACAAGGTGTAGGAACTTTTGCAATCAATTCATTCTGGGAGTCTGGTAGGCTTATCTTCTATGAGAAGGCTTACGGACATACTACCACGGGCAATGTTTTCATTCTCGGTGCTGACTATGTTCAGGTAGGAGACACCGCTAACGATGTGGACCTTAAATGGTTAGGCACTACCACGGGGACATTCACACTAGATGCTGCTGCTCACACTCTCGCCTTGACTGGTATGGCGACCTCAACTGACGGGGCAGTAACAATCACCAATGCTACCGCCACCTCTTCAACTACTACAGGTGCGTTAATCGTAACTGGTGGTATTGCTACGGCGGCTGACTTGAGCGTAGGCGATGACATTTTTATAGCTACGGGCGGTGTTATCAACTTCGCTTCTGGCAATGTAACCATAACTCATGCCTCTGGTTCTCTGAGTGTTGCTGGCAGTACAGCAGGGACTACACTTAATATCACATCGGCTGCCCCGACTGCTGCTAATAACGGTATATACTCACTGATGACTTCTAGTGCAGCGTGGACTGGTTCCGTAGCGGCTCTGAGGGCAAGGAATACAGTCACGGCTACTGGTGCTGGTGGTAACTGCTATGGCGGTTGGTTCAACCTCTTATTCTCTAGCGGCGCACCTACTGGACTTGGAC